CTCGTGCGCCTGCGTGTCCTCACGGTCGCGGTCATCGGCCGCAATGCGCGCGTCCACGTCCTGCGACGTGTAGGTGCCGCGCATCTGCGCGATCTGCATCTGGCTCTCCATCTGGAGTTGGGCGATCTGCTGCCGACTCTGAATCTCCATCTGCGCCTGCTGCATCCGGGCCTGTAACTCCATCTGCTTCTCTTGCATGTCCGCCTGCGCCGTCATCTGGCGCAACTGGAGGTCGCCCTGCACCTTCACCTGATCCTGCTGAATCTGCTGCTGCGTCGTCTGCAACTGCTCGGTCAACTGCTCGATCATCTGGCCTGACTGCTGCTGCACCTGTTGCAGTTGTTGCTGGAGTTGCTCCGGGTCAGGGCCGTCCTCACCGGGATCGGGCCCAATCGCCTCCGGGGGCACCAGGCGCTTGAGGCGCTCGGCAATCTCCTCATGGCCTGGGAAGTCGCGATACTTAAAGTAGAGGTCGCCGATGATCGGCATGAGCGACGGGTTCGCAGTCAGCACCTGCCCCATCTCCTCCGCCGCCTGACTCACCCGGCTCTGGAACGCCTTCCCGACCGAGATCGTCACGGTGTAGCGACCGACGCTCAAGTCGTAGGTGCGGACCTTATTGGGACGTGGACGACGTGGCCCCATCGGCCCGAGCCCGGGAGGGCCACCCATCGGTGGCTGGCCCATCGGCGGACCCGGCGGTCGACCCATCGGCGGACCTCCAGGTGGTGGCCCCATCGGCCCCGGCGGTGGTCCCGGTGGTGGTCCCGGTCCCCGCATCGGACCCGGCATCCCGGGAGGCGGACCCCCCTGCGGCACCGGCGTCTTGCCCTGCATCGAAAACGGGGCATTGAGGATGACCCGGCTCGGCGTGTCGTCCCGACCCAGGATGCGCGCAATGCGCCCCGGCCGGTCGTAGACGCGCGGAATCAAATCGAGCAGCACCTTGGCCTCATACATCATCGAGACCTGCGCGAGGTTGTCGAGGTAGTTGCTGTTCCCCTCATCGCTCTGCTGCTGCAGCGCCATCACGGCGCGCCCCGACCGCGACCCCCGACTGTCACCTAGACTCGGGTCGTAGACGAACGTCGTCGCTTGGATGTAGTCGGACGCCTGCGAGACGAGTGCGAGGCTCGGCCCCAACTGGCCCCCGGGCTGCGTGCGCTGCGGGAGCGGCGCCGGCTGTCCGGCCAAGGTCGTCGGCTTCACCTCCAGATACGGGAAGTTCCTTGTGTTGGCTTGCGCCCACGCATTCTCGTGCCCCTCGAACTGCCCCTCGTAGCCGATGTACGGCGCCTTCGGTTCGAGCGCGACTGTTTCCACGGCCGTCGAGATCGAATAGTTCAGCAGCCGCTGCGCGTCTTTCGCCGGCCCAATCACGCCGCTGAACGTCCGCACCCCGTCGATGTTCTGCTCGCGTCCGACCACCGGAATGATCGGGATATACCGCCCGTCCCACTCCTGCTCGTCGAGAATCTCGATGCCGTTCAGCTTGTACCATTTGACCGTGCGACGCTCCGCCTCCCGACGCTGCTGGATCGCCTCGGGCGGGATGTCGTCGGGCACCTCGTCGGCCCACACCGACACCAACGCCCCACGCGGGTCGAGATACGCCACCCGCTCGGCCGACGTGCGCTCGACGACGAAATACTCCATGACCCGCACGGTGGGTTCGCCGTCTGGCCCCTCGCCCATCCACGTCGGTGCATCGTCGCCCACGCCGGAGAACGTGTCGTTCAGTTGGCTGGCTAGCACACTGTCGGGGAACTCGCGCTTGAACCGGTCCCCGGGCATGAACCCGCCGATGAACGCCCACTCCCCGTCCGACCAGTCGGGCTTCTGTGCGTAGGGGTCGAGGTAGACCGACGCCTGGTTGAGGATGCGCTCGATCGTGAGTTCCTGATCGAAGTCCTCCCCGCTGTCGTCGGCGTAGTTTTTCAGCACGCGATACGCGCCCCGACCGCATTTGACGCTGCGCTCGAACGCCCAGTTCCGCGCCTGATCGGCCTGCGACCGCACCTCGATGTGCCGGATCAACCCCTGCAGCACCTCGGCCGTCTCGTCGGTCGCGTCCTCGCTGTCGGGATGCACCTCGATCCCCAGCCGCGCGTTCCGTGCTTGGTTGATGACCAGCTGCACCGGCTGATCCACTTTACTGACCGTCAGCATCGGCCGCGCCGGGATCGGGACACCGTCCACCACCTGTCCGCCGCGCGCCGCACGGACATCGTCCGGCCACTGATCGCCCGCAGCAAAGCGCAGGTCGTCTTCCTCGCGCTTCCGCTGTTCCGACTCTGCGTCGGACGCCAACTCGAACCGCGACCGCGCGAGTGCGAGGACGTCTGCCTGTGCTTTTGATGCCATTACGCCCCCAACCATGAGCCACTCGATGCCGGCGCCGCGTGCGCGGGTGGCACGAAGCGCGGCTTCGCCGGTTTATACCACGTCGCGAGATACCGCATCGCATCCGCGCCGTGCGACGACCAGTCATGCACCGGCGTCGCCTTGAACTCGTTCAGTCGGCTGTTGTAGTCGCGACGATAGTACTGCAGGCTTTCCAGTAACGCCTTGCACCGCGTCTCGTCGAACCAGCACCGCGACAGGAGCATCCGCGCCGCATGAATACCCTCCTCGACCTCACCTGACGTGCTGGTATGCACACGCGGCACGGTCTCGAATCGGATACCCAGCGACGCGGCTACTTCGAGGCGCGAACGCCCCGTCCCAAGTTCACGCACTTGGATATCGTGCGGCGCCCAGTGCTGGCCGTAGGTGTAGCCCTTCTGTTGCAGCACCTGCGCGTAGTGCGGCAACCCTTCGCCAGACGCCTCGTAGTAGTCGACAATCCGAAGATCGCCGGCGCGGTTTCCCTGACTGAAAATGACGCTTGTCGCGTCGCCAATCCCCAAGTCCCACGTCGTGTCGACGGGGAGAATCTTGTCGACCGGGACCGTGCCAATGCGGCCCTCGGCTGCTGCCGCCGCGAGCTCTAGCGTGTAGATCGAGCCCTGCACCGACGCAGTAAAGCTGCACTCGAACTCTTGCTCGTATTGGTCCGGCGTCATCACGGCACGCGCCGCGTTCAGTTCCTCGGCCGAGAGTATGCCCGTCTCCGACGCCCGGTGCTGCTGATACGCCCAGTGGCCGTCGTCGTTCGCCTTGGCGCGCTCGGCCATGTGATGGAACTCGTTACGCCCCGCCGGCGTGCCGAGGAAGACTCCCCACCCTGCGCGATCCGCTAAGGCTGCGCGTACCACCTCACTGAAGATCGTCCCCGGCTGCAGCCCAAACTCGTCGAAGACGACACCATCAAAGTACGAACCACGCAGGGAGTCAGGGTGGTCGGCGCCGTAGAGCGTGACGCGGCGGTCCCCGGGCATGTTGACCGTCAGGTCGCTCTCGCGCTGCTCGACGCCGGGGATATTTTTAGTGTAGAGCTTTAGGTAGTCCCACGCGATCATCTTCGCCTGCCGATACGTTGGGGCGATCAGTGCGAAGCGCGGCCGGGGCTTGTCGCATTCCAGCGCCGCTTGGATGAGATGGTTGATCGCGGCCACTGACTTCCCGAAGCGCCGGTGACAGACCGCGACGGTCCAGCGATGGTTGTCGATCGCCGCGTGCAGGTCGCGCTGCTGCGGCCTCGGCTCGTAGCCCAGATCGATCGCGTCGACGACACTCATTGCACCCGTAGCTCCGACAGCGCCGCCACTGACGCAGTCACACACTCGCGGTGCGCGTGCAGCCACGCGTGATCCTCTGGGCCTAAGCGGTCGGCGTGGAGAATGCCGAGGACGATCCCTGGCTCGCAGTCGGGCTCGACGGTGACCGCGAGATAGACGCCGCGCGCCTCCCATGCCCAGATGCGCCCGACGACCTCCGAAAGATCGGTCACCACGGTTTGACGATCTTGATCGAGACAGCGCCCTCGACCGCCACCGATTCGCGCGGCTTCCCGTAGGCGTAGTGGTGGAGCATGATCTCCAACGGAACCGACTTCCCGTCAAGGATGCGCTTCTTCAGGCCCAGAACGTACACGGGGTCTTCGACCAGTGCCCTCGCCCTGATGCGAACGTCCGCGCTCGCCTTGTTCGGCACGCCCTTCGGTCGCCCTGACCTTTTGAGGTTCTTCGTCCCATTCGCCGGCATATTCGCAAACTATACCACCGAACCACCACGGGCGTGTCCCGGCTCCCTACAGCCAGCACCCAGGAGGTGCCACACAAGTGAACCCCGAACACCCCCCGAACACCCCCCGCTTGACACGCGTCTCATCTGTCCTGTATCATTCACTTGTAAGTCGGTTTTTTGACAAGCGGTCGCGACGGGTGGGAGTTCCCGCATCACCACGGTCCCAGCATCGCGAGCAAGATTCGGAGAGGCAGTAGGAAGGCAAAGATAGAGCGCCGCTGCCGCCTGAGCCGCAAGCTCAGTCGAGACCGTCGACAGACTACCACCTACCGCAAGGAGGCAGACCAATGACCAACAGAAGACACCTCGACGCCATAGAGGAACTCGCGCAGGAGGCGCTCCGAGAGCATGGGCTGGCTCAGAAGGGCTGGACGTTCCAATGGAACCGTGCCGTCCGACGGAGCGGGATATGCCGCTTCGGCAAGAGGCGGATTGGGCTCTCTAAACCGCTCGCCGCGCTCAACAGTTTTGCGGAGTCGAAAGACACCATTCTCCACGAAATCGCGCACGCACTCGCCGGGTTCGACGCGGGGCACGGCCCGCGCTGGGTCGCGCTAGCCAAGTCTATCGGCTGCAACGGCGAGCGGTGCGCTGGCAGAGCGGTCGTACTGCCGCCGTCAAAGTTCATCGGCACATGCCCCGTCTGTTCTGGACGGCTAAGGCGGAACCGGCGGACGCGCTGCGCGTGTGCGTCCTGCTGCCGTCGGCTCAACGACGGTCGATGGGCCCCGCAATTCGAGCTACGCTGGACGCGCGGGTAATTCCCACGGGGCGGGTCACTATGACCGCCCCAATTCCCAGGAGACAGACCATGAACAAGACCCACGCGGCTAAGCCGAGAATGCACACCGCCGCCCGCGCCGACGACGCACCTGACGAGAGCGCAGCGGTGGTGTATGTCGAAACCGACCCCGATGTTCTGTCTGCTTCGATCTACATGTCGAGGCAGTCGCCGCCGACTCCGTGCCCCAACTGCGACGGGCACGGGACGGTCATCCACCCGCCAGGGGATGCCTGGTATAGCAGCAGCTTGGACTGGTGCGGTCAGTGCGACGGCGTCGGGCACGTGTCGGCATGGGACGAAGCATGAGGCCCCCTCTCTGCGCCCGCGACGTGGTGCTTGTCGGGGCCGTCTCCCTGTTGGTCCTGGCTGTTCTCCTCGGCGCGGCCGGGTTCTGGGAGCCGCTCCCATAGCTTGTTCCACTTGTCCCAGTCGTGCTATATTGACCTAGAAGGAGAACAGACAATGAGCCACCCTGACCCACAACACGACCCCGAGAACGTCCGCATCGAAGACGCACCCGACGCCCCGACGCAAGCCAACCCGGAGGATGTCTGGGTGGTGTGCGACTGTGGCGGCAACGGCTGGCACCACGGCCTCGTCGGCAGCAGGATTTGCGAGGCCGGCTGCGCGGGAGCCGGTCAGCGATTTGTCGGACTGGCCGGGGCCAGGTATAGCCGATGACAAAGAATGAACTGCGCGACGCGCTCCGCCAGCACCGGCTCGACGCCGGCCTAACCTACCGGGAACTCTACCTGCGCGCGGCGGAGCGGAACGATACGGGCTTCTTGGCGGCTCCACTCGACCGGCTCAGTCACTCGACGATCCACCGTTTTTTGGCCGGCCACAAAATCTCAGACCTTGGCGCGCACCAGCTGCACGCGTATTGGCTGCGGGTGCTTGACGGGGAATAAAATTGAGGGGGCCGGCGACCAACCGACCCCCTCGTCGAAAGGAGACAGACGTGAACATTAGCACAGACGGCGAGGCGCTCGACTACTTGACATATGTCAGCTACGCGACGCAGCGGCGACTCTCGCCAGATGTCAAGCCCAGCCGGTGGGGCTCGATCTTCAGCGACTGGGCTCGCTTCGAGACCCAGTATCAAGTGGCCCTGACGGCGCACGCGAGGGCCACCAACGTGATACAATCGTGACCACTCAACCTTCTTCTAGGAGACAGACAGTGACCATACAAAAGACTGACAACAACCCCCTCGCCGCCGACCTCGTGGCGGCACTCGCGGAACTTCGCACGCTCGGGCAGGACGGGTCGAACCCGCACTTTCGGAGCCGCTACCTCACACTCCAGACGCTCGTCGAGGGGGTCCGGCCGATCCTGGCGCGACATAACCTCGCCCTGCTGCAGCCGGTCACCGCCGACGGCGCGTCGGTCACCGTGACCACGCTGCTGCTCCACGCTAGCGGCGCGGAGTTTTCCTCGGCACTCACCCTGACCGCGACGGGGCCGGCCACTCCGCAGGCGATGGGCTCGCTCATCTCGTACGGCCGTCGCTACGGCGCTGGCTCGTTACTCGGAATCGTCAGTGACCCCGAAGCCGACGATGACGGGAACGCCGCCAGTGCGCCTCCGGCGACGGACCCGACCTATGACGCGTGGGTCGCCTCGCTGCAGGCGGAGACGTCGAACGGCTACGAGGCGCTGGTCGCCGCTGTCAACGCTGGCACCGACGCCCAGAAGGCGAGGCTCCGGGCGAACGCGTCTCTCTGGACCGCGCTCAAGAACGCGGCGGTGAAGTCGTGAGGGACTACATCGAACACGACGTCGCGCAGCGGACGGCCGCGTGGCACGCGCTGCGCGCCGGCCGCGTGAACGGATCGACCGCGAAGGCGGTACTCGCGAAGGTGGGCAAGGGGGAAGCGGCAGCGCGCCGCGACCTCCGCGTTCAACTGGCCCTCGAAATCGCGCTGGAGAAATCGCTCGACGAGCGTGGGTTTGTGAACTCGGACATGGAGCGTGGCATCGACCTTGAGCCGGAGGCCCGGGCAGCGTACGAAATGGCAACCGGGCGTGTCGTCGGCGAAATTGGCTTCGTCTCCTCGACCCGGCAGTCGATCGGATACTCGCCGGACGGCGCCATCGGCGACTACGAGGGGCTCGTCGAGATCAAAGTACCCCGCGCGGCGACGCACTGGGGCTATCTGCAACACGGTGGTACGGGGCTCCACTCCGCGCAACTCACGCACGCGCTGCATGTCTGCCACGACGTCCCGTGGATCGACTTCGTCAGCTACGACCCGCGCTTCCCGCCGGCGCTACAACTCGTTATTACGCACGTCACGCGTGCGATGCTCGACCTCGACGTCTACGCGACCGCGCTCGACTTATTCTTGTCGGAGGTGGCGGAGACAGCCGCCGCTATCTCCGCAAAAGTGGGGGACCACGCATGACAGACACACTGACTGACACGCAGACTGCGACGAACAACCGGCTTGGCGCCTTTTGGGACAAAGAGGGCGGACGAGGCGCATACATGACCGGTCAGATCGACCCGAGCCGCTGGGACGATGCGACGCTCCAGTGGGTGATCGAGACACTGACTGCGCGCGAGCGGGTGCCGCTGGTGGTGTTCCGCCGGGACAAGTCGAAAGACCCGGAAGGTAGCCGCCGACCGGACTGGGACATCGTGCGGCCCCGCGAGAAAAGAGCGGCGGTCCAGGAGATGAGCGCGGCACCCGTCGCGCCCATTACCGCAGACGACATCCCGTTCTGATGCCCCCCGCGTCGATCACGGCGCGCGTGGATGCGACCGGCCACCTGCCTGAGCAGGTGCGCCGGCGTATCGC